GGAACAACCGTTCCCAGCCTGTTGAGGAAGCTGGCGTCCTCCCCACAGTTGATGTGTCGAACCTAGAATCTGTCCACAGCCTACCTAGAATCGTATCGACAACCTTCGGCGCTTCGGTGAAGTCGGTTTTCGTTGCACAGTTGGAAGGTGGTGTTGGGGGCGTACTGGCACTCGAAAACGAAAATGCACAGCTTGACCACGTTAAGGAAATTAACGAGGAATTGCTAGCGGCTTCAATGTTCTCTCCCGTCACTGCGGGTGGGACGAATAACTTTATTTTGGCGGATGCTGATGCAAGGTACTTTAAAATTGGTGACCTAGTTTATATGAATGATGGCCCAGGAACAGAAAGAATTACTACCAAGATTACGGACAAGGTGTCCGCTAGTGGCAATACTACCTTTACGGTAGGTACGTGGCCGGGTAGTGCTTCTTCGGCTACGGTAGACTTAGTGTATGTGCAGCAAAGGGCAGGCTTTACCTCCCTAGATGACATTGTTTCAGAAGACGGCGCTGGCCCTATTGCTAGCTGGCCTTCTGGTGCAGGCGCTAAAGTTTACAACATTGGTACGGCGGGTGCGACAGGTAACGTCCGAACGGCTGGCTCTTGGAATGCTGGCGCTAATGTTAATTATAATGGCGGTACGGCTAGGGACTTGTCCCTTAACCTCATCGACACCTGTATCCAGAAGATCAGGGAGAACGGTGGAGAGCCTAAGCTGATTTTGTGCGGTCATGACCAGTACTTCAAACTGGAAAGGCTGTTGAATTCGCAACAGAGGTATATGGGTCAGGAAGAGTATCAGGTTGGAATTGGTTCAGAGCGAACCTTCCCTGGTACGCGGACTGGTCTAGTGTTGGCTACCTATATGGGTATTCCCATCATGCCTGATGCGGATGTTCCTAAGTCAGTTGCTGGTGGCGGAACCAATATGTACGTTCTAGATACGGACTACTTGGAAACTGCCGTGGCCCAGCCTACTCAGTATATCGAGAACCGTGACTACTTCGCTGCTAATCAGCTGGTAGTTAGGGGCTTGCTGTACACCATGGCTGAATTACGATGCAAGAACTTCTTCGTACAGGCCAAGATTGGCGACTTGAGTGCATAAGTAACAACTTAATACTGGAGGGTGGAGAGTAAAATTTCCACCCTCCAAGTCTCTAGGAGGATGAATAATGGCACTTACACTTACAGTACCGGGGAATGCTTCGGATGTGGTAGGAGTTCCCGGTAACAATAAATACGTTATCAAGCGTATTCAATTTGATAGTTCCTATGCAATTGGTGGAGAAGCTTTAACAGCAACTACACTAGGTTTAGAAAGTTTACACATAATTATGTGTGAATCAGAAGATAGCGGTTATGTGGCTCAATATGATTATTCTGGAGAGAAACTTGCCATATACGAAGCAGGGGGAGACGGAGCGGCTTTGGATGAAGTAGGAAACACTACTGATCTATCCGCTTTGTACGTCCGTGTTCTAGCATATGGTAGATAAGTCCAATGGCGACGGCTACTACCAAAGTACAAATTAATCTTGCTCGATATATGGAGCGGTTAGATAGTTACATTGAAGGTCAAACCGAATTAAATCGAAATTTATGCAGTAGATTGGAAGCGTTAGATGAAAGACTCGATGATGTCCAACTTTGGCGCACGAAAATTTATGGGGCTAAAGCCGCGCTAAGTGCCGTTGGTATTTTATTTGTACATACAATGGCGGTGATGGGCGGTTTTTTAGCATTAATAAAGTGGGCTGATTAGGAGTAATAATATGGGAAATACACCGGAACATTGGGCGGAATGGGAAGTAGACCCAAGTACTCGTTCAAGCGTTCATTTGTGGACAAAATACCTACCTATTAACGCCACGGTTTCTACATCGGGCATAACCCTCCTTACGATCAATCGTGGCATTCCTTCAGTTAATAAAGTTACAAACCCATCCTTTGAAAGTTCTGATTTAACTATGTACACGGAAATTGGGACGGGGACGGCCCCCCCAGATTCTGGTGGTAGAGTTGCAGTATCCGGTGATGGAGAAATTTCGGCTGCTACCTTTACCGCTAATGGTATAGCTGGTCGGGCATATGTAGCTAAAGTTACTGCCGCTGGTAACTCCGCAGATAATTCTAATGGCTTTTATTGGACGACAGGATTTGAAGCAGGACATGCTCAATACGGAAATACTATAATAGGTTCATGTTTCGTTAGCGGCGAACAAAGTGCTACAGCAGCGGGTACAGTTAAAATGGTTATATATAATTCTACTACTGGTGCAGTATTAGCTACTGGAGATACTGTTACACTTACACAAGCATGGCAACGAACTAGCGTTAAACATTTCTTACCTCGTGGTCAGGCGGCTGTTGCTTATAGAGTTGGTATAGTGGCTGCTTCAGTCTTTGCAATTAATGATTCCCCATATTATGTAGATGGTTTTATGGTTGAAAATCGAACGGATGGACAGTTAGGCAATTATACGGATGGCGCACAGTCGATAGATACGGGCGGTGCGACATATGAGTGGGACGGGACTGCTGATGCTTCTGAATCATTTAAGAAAATTGGACTCTCTCGTGTACGAGGTATCCGCATAGTGAATGAACATGCAACAAACCCAATTTATTTATGTATTGATACTGATGCTTCAACAACTAATGGTATTAAGATAGCCGGGACTGAAACATTTGAAACCAATTGGCCTATTGATGCCGATACGAAAATTACCGCTATTTCAACAGGTGGCAACGCCGCTATTCATGGAGTTGTTTGGGGTGTCCACCAAAATTAAGGGAGGATTTCATGCCCCTATATTATAAACAAGAAATCCCCCGTAAGATTAAACGTAAATCTCCAACGTTTATTCCTTTTTCGGAAGCTAAGTTTCTCCGTCAATTTCAAACGGTTGCTAAATCGTCGTCCGTGACTTTATTAGAAAAAGCTCAGAATACATCGGGTGGGCAAGTTTCTTTACGGGATATAACGGAAGCATTAGATGAGTTTACTAAACTCTTTGATTCCGGATTTGCATCTAAGGGAGAAATATTAACCTTAGCCCGTGCCTTCCCCGATAATATTTTATATACTGAAGCTGCTGCCCATATTCCTTCTAAGGACGTTATGGTTGTCGGTGGCCCAGCATCGGTATCCCTCATAGATAGAGAAGGGCATCTTATTACGCCCGAAGCACTAGGTTCCGCTTTTCAAAAAATACATGGCTAATTTTCGTACTCGTAATGCCATGGTGTTACATTCAGATGTTCAAGTTGGGTGGGCTTTACCCGCATATATTACGCAGGGCGGTCAGATATATAAAAGTGGTATTAATGGAGATACTTTATTTTTTATATGTGAAATACGTGATGATACAAAAATTTCCGAGAAAGTCCGTGAACAAATAAGAGATGGTAAATTAAAGTCATATAGTATTGCTGGGTCTGCCACTAAAGTCAAGAATATGACAAAAGGTTTAATGCCGTATATGCAAGTAGATGAAATGGAACTTGCTGAAGTTACGGTTTGTGAACAAGGTGTTAATCAGGGAGCAAACTTTGAATTATTAAAGGCCGTAGACCCCCTTACATCTAAAGAAGATTCTCATTATCGAGAAGCGGGAGAACTGCAAGAAGCGTTGAACATAACATGTGGTTCATGTATACATTTCGATGAAGAAAACGAAAGTTGTGACCTCGTTGAAGGTATAATAAAAGCAGATGATTATTGTGATCTGTATGAACCGAAAGAAGATTCACCGGATACTATGGCAACCGAACCGGAAGAGATGGAACAAATTGGTGTAGAAATACAAATACATTTATTACAAAAATCGGATGGAAATATAGATTTTACTGGCAGCTTCTTAAATTATATGGAAACGGAATGGGATTCTTCTAAAGTACAAAAACAAGTTACAGTAACTGACGAACACCCTTCTTTTAATTGGGGTGAATATGGATTAGTTAAACAAGGGAGAAAATAATATGGCGCATTCATCATTTTTAAAACGTATGGCTAAACTCCGTAAAGCGGAAACAAAGACAGACCCTTTTAAGACAGGGGAATCTTTTACTACTCTGCATAATAAAACGGCGCGTGATGTAGAACACGAGCAATTATTACGTGAACAAGGGTTCCCTTCTGAACAAGACCCTAATGCTATGCGCTATCAAAGATATGCAGAGGTTGATTCCGATCCAGATTCTCCAGATGGTGTTACCCATAATCAACCTCCGTGGATAGTAAATGAAGCTAGTGAGATGATATATAATATTCCAGATGATGATGCCCCATCTTTTAAACATTCTGATAAAGCTAAAAGCAGGGCAGGGGAGAATACTATGGACGTAAAGAAATCTGGAATAACAAAACGCCAAGTTAAATTAATGAAGCAGGGTGGTTCTGATGGAACTAGAATTAAAAATCCTCGTAGTTATACACCCAGTTATGAAGTGGGAGAAATTGGTAACGTAAGTACTGCTGGTGGCGGAAGTTCGACGGCAGCAGCGCCAAAGATGACGAACCAGCCATTCCCTAAAACTACTACTCCGAAGACATTTACTCCCAGTGCCTCTGCTACTGGTGGCCCAGAAATAAATACGGGACAAGAGAAGCCTTGGCAAGCTCCCACACCAACGGCAAAGCCTGCTGATAGTACTAGTTCTTCCTATGTCGCCCCACCAAGCGCTATTGATACGGGAAAAAATTCACCCTGACC